CTTCCGATCTTTTTTTATTTTTTTGCTTTTGTCTGATAGTGCCTGGTTTCAAAGCTCGCCATCTTTGTCCGAACGGACTGCTCTCGTTTTCGAAGCTATCTTCCGTCTCATTGCGCAATATATTGCCCAAAGTCCGCATAAGGGGCTTCGTCTTAGCACCCCAAGACTGAAGCATCCTCAATCTTGCTTGTAGCTCTTCCAAGCCTCTAACTTCTATCACTTGCCTTTATCCTTTCAAAGTGGTATAATGAACGATAATCAGATGATTGATGATCGCAACGTAGTAGTCGATAGGTGCTCGCCTCGCGAGATCGGACCTGTATTGCGGGTGCAACTCCCGCCGTCATCTGATTTTAATAAATTGCGCTTCTTTCTCATTCGTCTTATCTACTTTGCTTGCCGTCGCCATATAATTGGTAAGCCCGAATTTCTTCAGTTTGTAGTTTAGGTCTATGACGATCTTGTTTATCTTGCTCGCATCTTTTTCATCCTCAAACCAAAGCACGATGTTTTTATTCACGGTATCTACGCTTACGGGAGTTTTATCGTCGGCTAAAGTTTTTACTATCTTTTTTATCTCTTCCATTTGCAAATCTTGCCCGTATTGCCCTTTGCGCTCAGGTCTGATGTGCAGTATGCCGTGTTTGTCCCCTGCTATGTGCTCGGTCTCTATTTTGATGCCTAGCAGTTTTTCGCTCTTTTTTATAACGTCTTTACCTAGTTTTCCGAGCGCAAAGGCAACTATCGGAGCTTTTAAATTCTTCTTTACCAAAAGCTCGTCTACTGCGTCGTCTAAGCTTTTTTGCCAAACGTAAACGTCTCGCTCATGCTCGAAGCTATCTAGGGATTGTTTTAAATTTTTCTTTGCAAGACTTGAAGTAACGGCATCTAAAACCTTATCTTGCTTGTCTTTTAAAATTTCATCCGTTTTGTCGACCTTGCCCGGATTGTATTTGAAGTCTTTTTCTGCAGCCTGAGGCAAAAAAGAGCCGTCAATAAGCGGTACGATGCCTCTAGCTACGCATTCGGCCTCTGTAAGCACCTGCACCTTACAGCGGCACCCCCAACCGTTTGGCGGATAATTGGTATCCCAAAATTTATCCGTCTTGGGCAGGGTCTTGCCGTGAAGCTTCCTGTGGGCTTCTCTGGTCCTGCCGTCTAGCACGGCGGTATAGCGGAAGTATTCGCCTAGGCTTTGCATCTGGCTTTCATACCTAGCCTTAGCGTAAGCCGTTCTCATGTTGGTATTAAATATAGTCCTTAGCCGCCTATTGCCTACGTAAATTTCTTTTTCTTCGTCGGTCTTTGGGTCTTTTACCTTGATATTTCCTAGCCAGCCTTTCTTTGCAAGCATAGGCTTTACGCTCTTTTTCCACTCGTCAAACCCGACGCCCTCTTTAAAAGCCTTGGTGAGCGAAGCCTGCATATCTTTAAGAAGATCCAAATTCATCATCTTTGCGACGGTAAAAGCCTTTTTATGCGCATCATGCATGATCTCGTCGTAATCGAAATGGATCTCCGGCTTTTTGCTCTTTAAATATTCATAAACCGCCGTAGGCTCCTCGAAAAAACTAAACTTCATCTAGATATCCCAACATCTGGGCATTGGCTACGGCTTTAAACATCAAGGGTTCAAGCTTTTCAAAGGGTAGATCGTAAAGCTCGTAAAGCTTATCGAAAGCCTCTTCATAAGTCTCGCTACTTGCTATTAGTTTGTTTAAGACCGCTTCTATCTCGCCGTCTTCTATATCCATCTCGTCCGTGGCTTTATCAAATCTATCTAAAGCCTTTAAAGAGCCTTTTAAAGCCGTTAAATTCGCTTTATTAGCCTTGAAATTTCGGTCTTTTTCTTGCGCTTGCTCGTTATCGTCCAGCTCGATATTATATGCAGAGGTTATGTATTTTTTCGTAGGCGTGAAGCCCATATCGTATAGCGTCTTGTCTCTTGCGGCGCGCTCGGTATTAGGAGCGTCTTCGTCGAATAGTTTGGCGTAAAGCTCGCCGTTATAGCCGTTTATCTCCTTAAAAAAGCTTATGGCCTTGTTCATGACAAAGACTAAAATTTTGCCGTCGTTTGCGGCCAGATCCTCTCTAATCTCGTTATGCGTCTTCGCTGCGGCATAGCTTCCCTCTTTTACGTCGCTAGTCAAATTTGCGCCTAAAATAGCCTTGCTGATTTGATTGTCGAGGTATGCGGGAAGTCTCGTAAAATCTACGTTTGAGGTAGGCTGCACGAGGGTGATCTCCTCGTCCGTGTCTATGACCGCGCTATCGCCGCTAAGCATAGCTTGCACTTCCGCAGCCATTTCGTCGGGCTCGTAGCTAGTTTTTGCTATCGCCCAGGGCGATCCGAATTTTTCTAAAAACCTAAACCAAAACTTCAAGCTGGCGTTTTTCATTTTGACGGGGAAATACAGCTTTTTAAGTAGCCCGTCTCCGTATACTTTTCTAAAATTCGCTCTGTTTAATGCATATATAACTTTTAAAGGCGGGATACTCTGCTCGCTTCCGCCGGCGTTAAACACGAACTCGCTCGCGTCGTTAAATTTAAACTGTCTAAAATCGCGCTGCACGAGTCTTGGGTATACAAGCCCTTCTTTTTCTTTGTAGTTAACCTCGAATACGTTTAACCCGTAAAGATAGGTCTCTAAAATTTGGCTGACGACGTCGGGGGTAAAAATCTTTTTAAATTCGTCCTTAATTTTTTCATCGTCGCAAACGATTTGGATCTCTTTTTTCTCGGTCACGGACTTGCGGCTCACGTCGCACTGCGTAACGGTAAGATCGGCTAGTATCATATCCATATCGTCGTCGCCAATGCTGGAAACTCCCGTATTTATCAGCAAATCTATCAGGGTACCGTTTTGAGGGATGAGAGCCGCTTTCTTGCGCTGCGGCTGCTCGGATTTATTTTTAAATAATTTGTCAAATATCATCTAGTGCGCCTTTTTACTTTCTTTTTTAGCTTTGTTAAGTCGTATGCGCCCGCCAAGCTGTCGGGCGCGTCGTCGTGCTTGGCTTCTGGATACTCCGTAAGCTGCTCGATAAGCAGGCTTTGGCTTTGATGAAAGAGTATTTCGCCGTCCTCTATAGGTACTTCAAGCTCCTCTATTCTTTGCCCTTTGTTTGCGGTATTATTCACGCCTTTTAAAGGTAGTTTAACGCCTATCTCAAAGGCCTTTTCTCTTATCCAGCCTCTAAAAAACTCCTGCCCGCCGTTGCTCTCTATCGCGCAAACGCGGCATTTATAGAGCTGATTAAGCCTGATGATCTCTTTGATGGTCTTTTTGGTCTTCATGACCTCTACTATGCTTTCTGCTACGTAGATCTTGGTTTCTGCCTTGCTCACTCCTAGCACCGTTATGGCCGTATAATCGCTCTTTTTCTTTTCGCCTGCGGGGTCGATATACATCACGAAATAATCGCACCTCGGAAGCTCGCGGTAAAAATGCATACTCTCTTTGGTGAAAATTTGAGTTTCGTTTCTAGGATCGTTTTGCTGCTCTTTGTTGAAGCTTTTTAGGTTTTCGGTGCGCTTTTGCATGAGTTTTAAAATCGGTAGCGCATCCTCCCAAAGTACCCGAGAACCCTCATCCATAAGGGCTTTGTTTTTTAAATAAAACGTTTCGCTAGCCTCTTTCGAGACGTTTTTGTAAAGCTCGCTCCATCTCTCCCATAAATCCATACGCTTTGGGAAATTTATGATGCTTTGATATTTCTTGGCATTCCAAAATTTAAGCTTGAGCTTCCTAGCTAAAACGCTATCTGCATGAAGTACGGTGCCTATATAAAGCACGTCGAGGCTACCGTCTACGCTGCCCAAATTTAAAACCGCTTCGTCTAGCCACTCCTCGAGCTTGTCGCGCTGCTCTTTGCTGCGTACGTTAGTATCGTTTTCTAGGTCGTCTAGGACTACTAGATCGGGGCGATAAACGCCGAATTTTACGCCGCGCAGTCTTTTACCCGAGCCAAACGCCTTAAGCTTGACTCCGTTTTTGGATACGAACTCGCCTATCTTCCAATTTTTGCTTGCGCCGCAAACGTGCGGAAAGTCCATTTTTAAATTTGCGTTATCCTCAAGCTCGGCTTTGATGGCTTCAAGACACCCTTCGACCAGTTCCACGGCGTCTGAAATTTCGACGATGAAGCGCTTCTTGTTAAAACAAATACACCAAAGCGGAAGAAGCTGCGAGCAGTACGTGGTCTTTGCATGACCGCGCGGCGCGGCGCGGGCGTATTTGTCTCCGCTTGCGTTTTGCGTCATAGCTTCAAAAATTTGCGCTAGATCCTCGTGAAGCGCGCAAGAGCTACTAATGCTAAAATAGTGCGGGAAATAAGTCCTTGCAAAAAACATAAAATCGCGCTCGGCGCGTTTCACTCTTGCGGCCCTATCTTTTGGCGACAGAGGGCTATTTAGATGTATCTGCTCTTTTAGCTCGCCGCTAAGCTCCTCCAGCCAGCCGTAAAAGTCTTTACGCGTAAGCTTGCTAAGCTCGGGCTCTACGGCGCCGGCTTGCTTGTGCGTTTCTCTACTGTCTTCTAGGAAGCTATCTAACTCATCTCTTGAAAAAAGCATGCGTCATCCTAAACGTCGAGCTCTTCGATAGCTTTGACGAATTTCTCGCTCTCGATGAGCTCGACTAACTTCTTGATACACTCTTTGTTCTCGTCGTCCTTGAATTTATCCACCACAAGCATAATGACCTTTTTGGCGATGCTTAGGCGGTATGCCGCCGGGTTTTCGTAGCTTGCTACCTTGGTCATCTTCACGAAGCTATCGCCTATCTTTGAAAGCGCCTCGGCCTTTTTGCCCGCGGGCAGTTCGCTCTCTCTTATATCTTTTACGGCCAGGCGCATCTCTTCGATAAAGTTTTGATAGATATTTTGCTTATCTTCGCCGCTTTTATTTAGATAGCTTGCTGCTTTTAGTTCGTCCCAGTCGCCGTTTTGAGATTTGTAGTTTTTTATGGTTTTTACGGTTTTATTTAAAATTTCGGCTATGCGCTCAAGGCTGAAGCCTTTTAGATAAAGCTCCTTAGCAAGCTCTTTTATATTTGGTTTCTCAGCCATTTAAATCCTTTAAGTCCATTTTTTTCTCACTGTGCCTAAACGCTCTTATACCGAGCCTGGGCGCGCTATCATCTTCTATTTGGCTCGGAAGCTTCTTGCTAGCCATCTTCAAAAGCAGGGCGTCCATCTTTTCTATCTGCTCATTCAGCGCCTCTTTGGGGAAGTTATTGCGCTTTTTGAGCTCGATAATAGTCAAATTTACGCCGATGTCTTTTAATAGCGGCGTAGGGTTTTGCGGAAGTTTGATGAAAGAGGAGATATAAGCCAAGGCATCGTTTACGCTATCGTCTATGACGCTTTGATTAACGGCGCCGCTTCCTTCAAAGTCGCTGAGCTCTTGCAGCTCTCTAGTAGAAACTTCTTTTAGTAGATCCTCGTTTGTTAAAACCATTATTTTGTCTCCAAATATTTTAAACCTTTTGACCGTATTCGTTATTGGCTTTTAGCGAGCGTTAAAAGCGCGTTAAAACGTTTAAAATATTTTTCTCGTAGTTTTAGTCGTTTTTGATTTAAAAGGGCGTGAAGCCCTTTTAAATTGATTTGTTACATTTTTAGCTCGATGATCGCGTCAAGCCTATTGCAGATCGGAAGCGGTCTGCTTTCGCTAACAATGCCCCAGCCCATACCTTTGTCGAGCACCTCCGGAGCCGCAGCGAAGAATTTCGTCGGAGCCTTTCCGATGGCAGACGTATGGTTTGCTCTCGTATAAACTACCTCAAAGATGTCGTCCATCAAAGGCACTACTACGCCTTTTTTGCCGCTCATGTAGCTCGTATCTCTGCCTTTCGTGTTTTTGTACGAGGCATCGTAAGGCATAAAGGTCTTGCCGAAAAGTTTAAGAGTTAAAACTCCGTTGCTATCTACGACTCCGCAGGATTCTAGCTTTAGAAGTTCCTGGGCTTCGGCTAGTTTAAGTAGCTCGCCAAAAAGCTCTCTAGTTACTAGCGCGATATACGGCTTTGCAACGCCTAACACCTCTTTTTGAGCTGCCTCGATATCGCTTAGTAAATCCAATAACTTAGTCGCATTCGTGATAGTTATCTCTTTTCTGTTTGCGCTAAGCTCAAACAGCACCTTTCCTTTGCCGTCCATTACCTTACCGAAAATAGCGCCTATGGCCATATACTCTACGGTGTTGGTGATATTACTTTTTTGGCTAGCTAGTTTTTTGCCGATAGCCGCAGACAATGATTTAAGCTGCTCGCTTTGAGTATTGAGCGTTCTTAGCAAATTCATCTCGCTAGCCGGGAGCGTATCATACTGTGGGAAGCGAGGAAGCGGTACGGAGATGATAGTTTGGTCGGGATTTTTCGTCACCAAGTGCTCTCCGTTTTCGCTAACGCTTTCAAGAATTACGCCCGCGCCTTTTTCGATGATAATGTTATGGGTATTGGAAAGCGTCGGAGTCCATTTTTTGAAAAACGTATCCGTTATAAAATTTTGATCGACTTTAGTCTGAATTATGATCTCAGTCATCGCCTCGACCGTAAATTTTTTTAAAAGTTCATCCATTTTTATCTCCTTATTATTTTTACCTTCTTTTAGCGGCGCGAACAATCGCGCCTAAAGAAGCAAATACTAAAGACTTGCAAGGCTTCGCTTGCCAAATCAATGTATTTGCTTCACCTTCGTCACAGAAAATGTTTGATATGATAAAAGCGTGTGATTTTGGTAAAGGAGTTTTATGTCTTTACGGAAATTATGGCGGAGACAAGATGAATTTTAATATGGCATGTGAATTAGCTGATTTTGAGGATATAAA